ATCAGCGGCGATGGAAAATATGTTATTATTGGTTCAAATGGTGAAGACGGTGGTGCTGGTGATCCATTAACTAGTGCTGGCGCAGCATACATCTATGAAGCAGGATAATAGTTTACTTTTGCCCATCTTTATGATATAATATATAATAATGAATGGAGTATATTATGATTGACTTGAAAAGTATCCACGAAATGTGGGCAAAAGACTGCGTTATCGATCCAAACGAACTTGATAAATCTTCCCGAGAACAACCAATCCTACATGCAAAATACCTAGAGCTTTTATCAACATATAAGCTTCAATTGAAACGTGCCGAGTTTTCACAGAAATCTCTCTTAAAAGATAAATGGCTCTGGTACAATGGCAAGATGGATCACTCCGAGATTATCGAAAAGGGTTGGAATCCAGACCCCTTTAATGGACTCAAAATTCTAAAGGGTGAGATGGATCACTACTATGATACAGATCCAGAAATCCAAGAATCTGAGTTAAAAATTCAGTATTATAAAAACGTTATAGATACATTAACAGAAATTATTAACAATATCAATTGGCGTCATCAGACGATATCAAATATTATAAAATGGAAACAATTCGAGTCAGGAAACTAAATCACGCTAATCTTCATATTCAATGTGATAGCGGTACCGCACAAGAATTAAATGAGTTTTTCTCGTTTTATGTTCCTGGCTATAAATTCATGCCTGCATTTCGTAATAAAATGTGGGATGGAAAGATTCGATTGTTTACAGTTATGTCAGGCGAATTGCCAGCCGGACTTTATGAACATCTCTTACAATTTGCAGAACAAAGAGATTATCTAGTAGAACTAGACGATTCTCCATACGGTAAAGCAGACGATTATAATAAAGTAGAAGTAAAAAACTTATATAGCTTTATAGAGTCTCTTGCAATGCCCTACGATATTCGCGACTATCAGTTTGATGCAGTATCAACTGGTATTCATCGAAAACGCGGTGTACTATTATCACCTACGGGTTCTGGTAAATCTCTTATCATTTATGCTTTGATGAGATGGTATTTAGAAAATTACGACAAGATGGTTCTAGTGATTGTACCCACGACATCATTGGTTGAACAAATGTATGGTGATTTTAAAGACTACGGTTATGATGTAGACAATGAAGTTCATAAAATTTATTCTGGTAAAGATAAGACAACAATGAAAAGAGTTGTTGTATCGACTTGGCAATCCATCTATAAACTACCAAGAGCATGGTTTTCACATTTTGGTATGGTTATTGGTGATGAGTGCCATGGCTTTAAGTCCAAATCACTAATGTCAATTATGAATAAAGCAAGTGAAGCAGAGTATCGTTTTGGTACAACCGGTACACTCGACGGTGCACAAACACATGAACTTGTTCTACAAGGATTGTTTGGTAAGATATATCGTGTCACTACAACTAAGAAATTGCAAGATAACGATACACTATCTAAATTAAACATTAAACGAATTACATTATTATACAGTAGTGAAGTTAGAAAATCATTTGGTAAAAGAACATATCAAGAAGAAATTGATTTTATCGTTAGTAATGAATACAGAAATAAATTCATTCGAAATTTAGCCTTAGATCTAAAAGGTAATACTCTCATTCTTTATAACTATGTTGAAAAGCATGGCGCGCCCATATTTAAATTAATCAACGAAAAGGTCGATGAAAACCGAAAAGCATTTTTTGTATCTGGTAATGTAGACACTTCAGATAGAGAAGCTATTAGAGGTATTGTTGAGAAACAAAATAATGCAATTATTGTTGCTTCACTCGGTACGTTTTCAACGGGTATAAATATTCGTAACCTACATAATATCATTTTTGCTTCTCCCAGCAAATCTCAGATTAGAGTGTTGCAAAGTATTGGTAGAGGATTGAGAAAATCAGATGACGGGAAAGCGGCAACGTTGTATGATATATCAGATGATATTAGTTGGCAGAACAGAAAAAATTACTCTTTATTACATTCCTTTGAAAGGTTGAAAATGTACAAAAAAGAACAGTTCGAATATACCACAATTCAATTGGATATCAAATCATGATCAAACACTTTAAATTAACGAGTGGTGATGAAATCGTTTGTGAGATTCTTGATTCTGATGAAGATATGGTTGAAGCTGTAATAAGAAAAGTTTTAAAAATTGTTATTGTAGATGACTGGGAAGAAAACACAAGATATTACACACTTAAGCCATGGCTATCATTTCAAGATGATACAGAAGAATTGGTGTGTCTGAATCAAATGCATATCATTGGTGAAAGTCAGCCATCCGATACATTAATGAAACATTATCTGAAAGCTTTAGACGATGTAAAAAAGTACAATGCTATTAGAACGAGTGGTAAAGTTTCTCAAGAAGAAATGAATGAAGCATTGAACGAATTAACTGAATCTGAGATGGAAGAATTTCTTAAGAAAAAATATGAAGAACTTCAGAAAAATCTAGATCCGGATATTCATGTTGAGATTTCTTATGATTCTTCAGAAATGAATATTATACCATTTAAACCCAAAGGAACCGTACATTAATTCGAGTGTCTATACTACCTCTCTCAAAAACTGTATCTTTATTATACACATAAATATACAATTCGTCAAGCAAAATCGTACAGAAAAAGAAATTATTTATTCTTTTAATTTAAAAATTTAACACTTTACATTAACAAGCTTCTATAGTATAATGTATATAATCATGAAAAAAGGTGAGTTATGGCAAAACAAAAAAGAGCAAGCATTCACTATGTTAATAATGCAGATTTTTCTCAAGCAGTTGTAGAGTATGTAAAAACTGTTAACGAAGCAAAATCAAACGAACAACCCCTCCCCATCGTACCTGACTATATTGCTCAGTGTTTCTTACGAATCGCTGAAGGTTTGTCTCACAAATCTAATTTTATTCGCTATACATATCGCGAAGAGATGGTTATGGATGGAGTCGAAAATTGTTTGAAAGCAATTGAGAACTACAATATCGAAACAGCAACAAGAACAGGCAAACCAAATGCCTTTGCTTATTTCACTCAAATCACTTGGTACGCATTTTTACGGCGTATTGCAAAAGAGAAGAAGCAACAGGATATCAAATTAAAGTATCTATCAAAAGCAGACATATCAGTATTCATGGATAATGACTTAGATGCTGGTGGTATGACTGATCAAATTATGGGTGCGTTTGTTGATACACTTCGTGACCGTATCGAAAAAGTTAGAACGATTGATTCTGAAGTAAAAGAGTATGTGAAAGAAGAAAAGAAGAAACGTAAATCAAGATCAGTAGATTCAGACTTATCGGAGTTTTTATAAAATGAAAGTTGCAGTTTTAAATGATACACACTGTGGAATTAGAAATTCTTCTGAAATCTTCTTAGATAATGCCGCTAGTTTTTATTCTGATATCTTTTTTCCTTACTGTAGAGAAAATAATATCGAACAGATTTTGCATCTAGGTGATTATTATGATCACAGAAAATTTGTAAACATAAAAGCACTAGAACATAATCGAAAGAATTTTTTAGATCCACTTCGTAAGTATGGTATGAAAATGGATATCATTCCTGGTAACCATGACACATATTTTAAAAATACAAATGATTTGAATTCTCTAAAAGAGTGTTTAGGTCATTACATGAATGAGATTCATATTGCTATGGAACCAAAGGTTATGAAGTATGGTTCTTTGAGTATTGCTTTGTTACCGTGGATCAATAATGAGAACTATGAATCTTCACTCGACTTTATCAAAAACTGTAAAGCAGATTGGCTAGGTGGACATTTAGAATTGAATGGATTTGATATGATTCGTGGTGTAAAACAAACACATGGCATGGATCATAAAATATTTTCAAGATTTGAGCAAGTATTGACAGGTCACTATCATACCGCAAGTCGGCAAGATAATGTTTGGTATCTTGGTTCACAGTTAGAATTTACATGGAATGATGCTGGCGATAATAAGTATTTTCATGTGATTGATACCGAAACTCGTGAAATAAAAAAAATACAAAATACTTACAGATTATTCGAAAAAATACTTTACAATGATGAAAAAATGAGTTATAATAACTATAATGTATCAGAACTAAAAGATAAGTTCGTAAAAGTTGTAGTTATTAATAAAAATGATATGTTTTCTTTTGACCGATTTATCGATAGAATTCAAAATGAAAATATCCACGAATTAAAAATTGCAGAGAACTTTAACGAATTTCTTGGCGAGAATATCGAAGATGATAAGATCAATTTTGATGATACACACGAAATTGTCAATTCATATATCGATGCTGTCGATACAGATCTGGATAAAGACACGATAAAAAATAAAGTACGCGAACTAATGACTGAAGCACAATCTTTGGAATTTGCATGATAATTTTTGAAACACTTCGTTATAAAAACTTTCTGTCATCTGGTAATACATTTACAGAAATAAAATTAAACAATCACAAATCGACACTAGTGGTCGGTCATAATGGTGCGGGCAAGTCTACTATGCTAGACGCTTTATCATTTGCTCTTTTCGGTAAAGCACACCGCAACATTAGTAAGAACCAATTGGTCAATTCTGTTAACAACAAAGCATGTTTTGTTGAAGTAGAATTTTCAATTGGTTCTAATAAATTTAGAGTTTCTAGAGGTATTAAACCAGTAATATTTGAAATCTGGAAAAATGGCACGATGATTAATCAGTCATCACATGCTAAAGAATACCAAAAAATTCTTGAACAGAATATTCTGAAGTTGAACCACAAATCCTTTCATCAGGTCGTTGTTCTTGGTAGTTCTTCTTTTATACCATTTATGCAATTACCAAGTGGTCATCGGCGTGAAGTGATTGAAGACCTACTTGATATCAATGTATTCTCTAAGATGAACATAATCCTAAAGGAACGAAATGCACAGTTAAAAGATAATCTCAAACAGATAGACTATAACATAGATATCGTGAAAACTAAAATTGAATCTCAAAAGAAGTACATTCGCGATATCGCAGCACTAACTGAAGAGAATCGAAAGAATTATGAATCTAGGATACATGCGGCGCAGAGTGTCATCGATGAGCTACAGGCTGAGAATAGTGAGCTTAGCCTCGGACTCGATGAATCTGTATCAGAAGCCGAACAAAGGATGCAACTGCTATCGGATAGGAAGCAGAGTTTACTCCTCAGAGGTCAAGATAGGCAATCGGCTATCCGCGACCTCGGCAAGCGGATCACCTTTTTCGAAGAGAATGAGACGTGTCCCGTTTGCGACCAAGCCATTTCAGACGGCCATAAATCTGAGATTTTATTATCAACACAAGCAGATAGGGATGGGCGGAAGGCAGAGATTAAGCAAATTGGAGAAGAAGGCCAAGGAGTGGAATCGGAGATTAAAGAGCAAACTAGCATACTTTCAACGCTTCGAGATCGGGTACATAAACTCACTGCCAACTCGAAAGAAATATCAAAACTGCAAGCGACTATATCTGATTATCGGTCGCATATAGAAAAAGAAATCGGTACGGATCTAACTCAGGCTCGTACCGATCTATCTCAATTTGAAGATAACAGAAGTGATCAACTTGAAAGTAAGATGAAGATCTCTGAAGAGTTTAATTACAATGCTGTTATTGTAGAAATGCTAAAGGATACTGGAATCAAGACAAAGATTATCAAGCAGTATTTGCCTGTTATGAACAAACTTGTAAATCAGTATCTACAGATCTTGGACTTCTTTGTACACTTCCATTTGGATGAATCATTCCAAGAAGTAATTAGATCACGTCATAGAGATGAGTTTAGTTATGACTCATTTAGTGAAGGTGAGAAGCAACGCATCGATTTGTCTCTGTTGTTTACATGGCGGCAAATTGCTAAGATGAAGAACTCTGTTGCAACAAACCTGCTAATCCTTGATGAGACCTTTGACTCATCTCTGGATCACGATGGTGTTGAAAATCTATTAAAGATTTTATATACTTTAGGTGATGAAACCAACGTATTTGTTATTTCGCATAAGGGTGAGATCCTTGATGGAAAATTCAATAACAAAATAGAATTCAAAAAGGAAAAGAACTTTAGTAAAATTGCTGCATAAAACGGTTGACATATCTATGAATATGTACTATAATATAAACTAATTAATTAACTTAGAAGGTAAATTATGGAACTATCTGAAAACACACTATCTATTTTAAAAAACTTTGCTGGCATTAATCAGAACTGTCTGATTAAACAAGGTAATGTCATTCGAACTATTACCGAAGCAAGAAACGTACTGGCAACAGCGGTTGTCGATTCTGAATTTCCAAACGACTTTGGTGTATATGATCTAAATGAATTCATCGGATCACTTACACTTGTTGATAAACCAATGCTAACTTTCAGCGATGGTTTTGTGAGTATCAGTGATACTAGTGGTAGATCGAAAATCAAGTACTTCTTCTCTCCAGAAGAAACCTTGACTACACCAAGCAAAGATATCGTTATGCCTGAGGCAGAAGTAAAATTCACTCTAGATAATGAGACACTAAATAAAATTCGCCGTGCCGCATCGACATTGGGTCATGACGAAGTATCAATTTCGAATAAAAATGGAGTCCTGAATATTTCTGTAGTCGATGTGCAAAACGCAACATCGAATGCATATTCGATTGATGTTGATGGTGAATTTGACCAGAACTCAAACTTTAACTTTATTCTTAATATCTCAAACTTGAAAATTATTTCTGGTGACTATGATGTAGAAATTTCATCAAAGTTGATTAGTCGCTTTAGCAATAAAGAACTAAACTTGAAATATTGGATTGCACTCGAAAAATCATCTTCATACGGAGCTTAAATTAAATGACTAAAAATAACGAACCAGATAAGTACGATCACCTAATGACTATTTCTAACCAAGTTGCACGGAGTACTGTTGCAGTTGTAGATGCAATGACTCAACGTGGTGCATTCAAAGGTGAAGAACTTTCGACTATTGGTAAATTGCGTGATGACGCTGTGCAAGTTATTCAGACTGTAGAGAGCATTCAACAAGAAAAGGCGATGGAAGGATAAAAACCTTTACATTGTCTCCTAAAAGTGATATAATATATTTTTGTAATGAAGGACTATGTAAATGTCGAATGACTTCCTATGGGTTGAAAAATACCGACCAAAAACTGTTTCAGAGACTATCCTCCCTGAGTCTCTGAAAAATACTTTCCAGAGTATAGTAGATACTGGTGAACTTCCTAACATGTTGTTCACTGGTACTGCTGGACTGGGAAAAACTACAGTTGCACGTGCTATGTGTAATGAACTTGAATTAGATTATATCATTATCAACGGTTCAGAAGAGGGTAATATCGAAACCCTTAGAACTAAGATTAAACAGTTTGCTTCAACGGTTTCTTTAATGGGTGGGTATAAGGTAGTTATCCTCGATGAGGCAGATTACCTAAACCCACAGTCATTTCAACCGGCACTTCGCGGATTCATTGAAGAATTTTCTAATAACTGCCGTTTCATTCTTACATGTAACTTTAAGAATAGAATCATTGAACCACTACACTCACGGTGTGGCGTTTATGAATTTAATACTTCTAAAAAAGATATGGAGGGTCTTTCCTCGC